TTCAATTGTATTTTCATTTTCATATTCAGAGTTTGCTTCACTTTTTGCTTGAGCAAAATTTGGTATTGATATTTCAATTCTTTTTTCAAAAGGCTGATTTTTTTTACCGCCCTTACTACCACTCAAAGCCCTTTTATAACTAATATCTTCATCGCGCACCATTCTTTTTTGTACCAAGAAATCACCCTCAATAATCAACACACCCTCGTCCAATAATTCAGTCAGCCCGGATTCAACTTCAAGCAAAGGGTAAGGAAAATGTTTAGCAACTTGTGAAGCAAAATTTAAAATTTGCTTCGTGTTTTGCTTGTACTTTTGCTTAAGCAAAATTTTACCATAGGTATCAGATTTGTGCATCAAACACATCAGCCGGATATAAATACCGGTTGCGGAGGCTGAGCACTCAGCAAGTTTCTCATCGGTCAGAAAGTCCTGAATGTATAGTGGTAGGTATGGTTGATCTCTACGAGACATAGAATTAAAATTCAAATCTAAATAAAAAAGAAATAAAAAAGAAAACTATTTCTGTGATTTTTTCTTTTCGTCACGGATAGCCAGTAGTGCAATAGCAATAATGGCAATGGGCACAACAATCCATTCCAATTCCGGTAAACCTAAAGTAATCATCCGGTAAGGCTCCTTCCACTCTTTTCATCATCCCATATACGAATACGGAACCACTCCTGTTGTGTTGGTAGGTCGTCAGGCAGTAACCGGGCATTGATACGTGTACGCTGTCCAGTTGCCAAAATCACATCAACAAATTGTGCACTACTCTTATGCACTACCTTTGGCTGTGTGGTCCGCACTTGGCGGAGCAAACTCTGTGGTATTAATCTTCGTTTGATCATGATATGAATTTTATTGCAATGGTGTCACGCCCTGGTGTAAACTTAACCGCTGATACATCCACCTGATCACCGTCATCAGTAACAGTGGCAAGTCCTTTCTCAGCGGCCAAAAATGCAGCCTTGTACTTCTCCTGAATAGCAGCCAGTTTGTTTGTAACATCCTGCACCTCCGGCACAGATTTAAAATCAAACCGAGATGCCCCGGATTTATTCTGTATTTCGGCACCTTCAAACTGGAAGGTTTTGGGGTACTTTTGTGCCTCGTTAATAGCGCTGTCTTTAATCTGCTCCATGCCCTCGGCAACTAATTTGGCAAGACGCGCAAGGCGTAGGTAACAGGTAAGAGAATTTGTGTAACCAGTTTCACTGGCTTGTACTGTGTCCGCCACCCATTCGGATGGAATGGTAGCCAGATATTCTCCGGCCACCTCCTCACTCCAATTCTCAACCATTTTGAGCTCCTTTCGTTCCGGCCACTATTTTGTCATAGTTGGCCCGGCTGATTTTATACTTCGCTTTTATGTCGGCCATAGTACCACCGGTATTAATGTGCATAATTGCAGACTCAACCTCGGTGTCCTTCAACCATGGCAGGTCATTACTCTGTGCGGGTGTGGTTGCTGTGGTGGATGGTTGCGCACTTGTTTGGGGTTGTGCGGTGTTGTTATCCCTCGTTTTCCAAATGTCCATACCAATACCCAGCCAGCTTGCAATTTTGGTAAGGGCATCGGTAGTGGCCCCTTTGGCAGCATCTCCAATATCTTCATTGGTGCTGGAGGCAATAACGCAGTGTTGAATGGCATAGGCCGGAACGGTAAAACAGGTTTGAACCATGCAGGTATATTCTGTGTAGGTTCTGCCAGCGGCACTTGTTTTAACTTCGCTGAACTCCTTCAATAATGTGGTGCCGGTTTGCCATGCACCTACCCCAAACACATCGTTGAGGCGTTCAATTACATGGATGGCATTAATGGTGGACATACCCTTTTTTGTAGGGTGTAGCTTAATAGCCTCCGCTGGTAGTAGTTTCTTTAGCAGGGCAAGCTGTTCTGTGTTTAACTGATTCATATATTGATTTATTAGAATTGTACTATTTGAGAGGGTTACTCGTCTTCACCCTCGGCATCGGCCAACATCTCCAACCAACGGTCGGCAGCTATATCTTTGCAATCGTCAAAGCTTAACTCTGGTTGGTTTTCTTGTATCTCTGTGGCCTTGTTTATCATGTAATCCATGGTTCAAAGATACACAAAAACAAATAAAAAACAAATAAAGTTTAAATATATTAAATAAAAATTCCCTGCACCGTTTCCAATGCAGGGAACCAAATCTATGAATTAACAATCCTACCCGGTTGCTCTTAGTTGATTGGTGTACGACTGAACATCGCTTTCGCGCCAAACAGTTTTACGACCTTCTTTTATATAGAATAGCACACCGGCATTGTTGAGTTGATACAGCCGGTGCCGTTTTATGCCAAACCTACTCTCCACCTCTCGGTATGTAAGCAGCTTGCTTGGGTTGTTGCGCTGCAGCGAGACCAGGGCAGACTGAACTTCCTGCCGGATTATTTCCCGCAGCTGATCCACACTCACCCCTTCCAGCATTAACCCGGTCATGCGCTTTGCAGTTGGCGTTCATTAATAATTTCCAGTGCAGCCTTTATGGCCTCCAACCTCTTTGGGGTGCTGGTATCATTGTTTTTCAACGCTGCATGGATAACGGGTTTTGTTATACCGGTACGCAGGTGCACATCATTGTGGATGCCATGATAATACCCTTTGTTGATAACAGGGTGCGCACTTCTCTTTCTTTTTTCTTTAGACATTGCTATATCTTTGAATAATTACACTGGCAAAACTATTGATAAAACAAATAAAATACAAATAAAATTCTAAACATAATGAAAGAGCACGAAGGTGCCCGGCTTGAAAGGTGGTTGATAGAGCAGGGTATTAGCAAGTCACAGCTTGCTGAAAAGTTGGGAATATACCTATCCGGTATATCCTACGTTTTAAGCAGGGAAAAGATACCGGTAAAGCACCGGGCCAAATTAAAGGCACTCGGATTTGACATAGAGGCGGAGCACCAGAACCCAAATTCAGACGGTTACAAACTCAAACAGTTTATTGACAGTAATAATTTAAAGGTCAAAGATGTGGCTGAGAAGCTGGGTAAGGCACCACAGTACATTACAAACCTTTATACATCCCAGCGTTTTTCTTCATCCCTTTTGGAGTTGTTGCATAAAATAGGGTTTGATTTAAAGGCCTACCCACAGTCCACCTGCCCTAAACCTTATGGAATCCAATGCAGGGTATGGGCCATCTCACACCCAGCGTGCTAGAGTGGTGCATGCACAGGCCTTTGGCGGGTATTTGCGTGGGCATAACGATGATAATTTTTTACAAACCTTGCCGGAACATTTTATATACATTGATGAACCAGGGCTTTACAGAACCTTTGAAGTTAAGGGTGATAGTATGGAGCCGGATTTCCCAAGTGGTTGCCTTGTGGATGCTAAGAACTTGGAGCCTACCTTGTGGAAGAAACTTATTAAAGGACGGGTGTTTGTGTTTGCCCATGACGAGATGGGCCTGCAGGTTAAGCTACTGGTGAAGCAAAAGGAAAACATTTGTACCTTTCGCAGCATAAACGAGTATTACCCGGACTTTGAGGTAGACTTAAACCAAGTGCGAGAGTTGTGGTACTTTGTACAGAAGCATGATACCAATAGGGATTATTCAAGATATTTGGTTAGGTGAGTTAAAGGTATCGATTTCGACACCTTTAACATTTGGCTGAAATGATTTTATCAAAGCAATTCCGATATACATAAACTTTCCTTTTTGATTTTTCCAATGACCGCAAAACTCTTTTTCATGACCTTTTAAAAACCAATTACAATGCCTAATTCCATAACCCCAATGGTCGGACTTTCTAACAACAACATCTTTGAGTTCATTGGTAAAATATTGGCTCCCTTTTGATTTGAAAAATTCCAAGAACCCATCGGGTATTTTTTTGATTTCAGTAAATGTTGCGGTTGTAGAAATATAAAAGTTCTCAATGGTGATAGGTAATGGTTGCTCCGGTTTCGGGGTTTTCGGTATTTGATTACTGCGCACAGCCGTAGGTTGTCTTGGCGCTGCAACAGGTTGTTGTGCTATTGGGGTTTTACACTTTTTTTTACATAACGGGCAATTATGATACCAGTCTGTTTGGCAAGAATCACAGGTCATTGGAATATTCTGCATTACTTGGGTATGGTAAATATTTTATGGTATTTTAAATAGTCATTCACCACCTCCATAAACTCCTCCAACTCTCGGCACACTTCAACCCTGTAACCCTCTTTCTGTAACTTCTCAATCACATCCTTTTGGTTGGCACTCAACACACCCTTTCCCGCCTTCATCTCAATAAACAACCCAAAATTGGAAAGTGATGGAACGGGTATGAATAGATCCGGCATACCAGAGAGCACCCCCTCGGCCTTCATTATGCCTGCTGTTACTTTGTTGCGGTGCCCTCCGTTGGGAATGGATGCGATAAGGTGTTGTGGGTACTGGTATTTAAACCACCGTACACATGAAATTTGCAGTTGTGATTCAAGGTTTCTGGGCATTGGTGCTGTTAGTTAAATCTGATACAATAAAACCATCATCCGGCATAACGTGCCTATTAAAATAATGGTAATCAAACCGCTGTGCAGCCTGCCTCCAGTAGTGCCCGCCCTCTGAGGTTTGAAAGTGCATAAACCCCCACATTATGGCTTGTGATGGCATGGTGATTTTTGGTGCTTTCTCCATGGCCTTGGGTGGAAAAGGGTGGTGCTCATGATTGTATAGCGCCTGAGTGCGGTATGGCTCAGGCAGGCGGTTGAGTTGGGCTGTGATTGTTTGGTTCATGACAGGCTCTCCACACATTGTTTTACTAGCCACTGCATTACTGGTGGCGTTACGGCATTGCCCAATTGTTTTACTTGGTCCTTGCTACTACCAAGCACAGTATAGTCTTTATCAAATGCCATTGCAAGTTTAACCTCATGGGCTTTTATCATTCTATAGTAGCAATCCTCCAACTTTGGAGTGTTGTAACTCAGTAAAGCCATGCGGTCCTTTGTGGTTGCTGCATCGGTAGCCTCAGTAATGTGGCTTACCTGTGTACCATTATAACTGTATGCTAAAAAAGCATTCCATGCTTCAGTTGTTACAACGCCATGGTTAATGCCGCCAGCGGTTAAGGTATCCATTGGCTGGCTTACAGGCTTGGCTTTGCCGGTCCTATTCATTTGCAATGTAAACGGAGTAACCAACGCCATGCTTTGCCTTACTGTTTGGGTTTGAAATGGGCCTGTAACCTCTTTTGTATAACCCTCTTTTAGAGTGTGTTCGCCTTTAATTATAAATGGAGTTATCAACTTCATGTGGTTATTGGTTGCCATGGTGTCAAACTTTTCATTCACACCCCTTACTCTAAAATCAATGCCGGTGCTGTGCTGGTCATTAACCACAAACGGAGTTGCCATTGCTTGGCTTTCAACTGTGGTTTGAGTAAAGAATGGAGAATCCATCCCACGCACTACCCCTCGCGCTTCATCACCATAGGCCCTGTGAAATAATATGGGGTTGGAACCATACTTCTTTAAGCCATACTCAATCCTTTTGATTGTGTTACTGCTCAATGGTTTTTCTCGGTCTCCAATGCGTTTACCAATATCACTCCAATCAATTGCATTAAATGCTGCATAGTAGTATGGTTGAACCTGGTTGCTGCACTTTGGGCAGTTGTAGATATACTGCGTTTTGTACTTACCATATTTGGCATCTGGCTTTTTCCAACTCTGTATTGCGCCAACGTTAGTTGAGCATTTTGTACAATAAGCACTTGGTGTATAATCCAGCACAGGAGCCTTGTTTCCCTTTTTCCAAAACACCACATACATTCTATCCCTACTTTGGGGGCAAGGGTAAAAGTGCATACTGTTCAAGTAAACCTGTTTGTGGTTATATCCAAGGCAATGCATAGCGTGAATCCATGCATCAAACATTACCCACTTCCGGGCATCTACAACATTCTCAACAACAATTATATTGTAACTATGGTACTCGGCAAACCGAGGAACATCCCACATTGTGGCACGGCTACGTTCTGCAGCGGCATCCAACTTGCCACTGGCAAATAGGTCCATCTGCTTTTTAACTTGTGGCTGGCCCTTTGCTAAACTGTGGTTTGTGCACTCTGGGCTGGTAATGAGAATATCTGTGCTGGGGTATCTTCTTGGATCACAGGCACTGATGTCCGTGCATTCATGTATAGTATTGGGGAAATTGGTGTTGTGTGTCTCTATTGCTAATTTCCAATGGTTTAGTGCAAGCTTTACTTCAAGGCCACCACCCATTAACTCACCAGCATTGCGCACTCCTTGACTGCTTCCACCAGCCCCACAAAATTGGTCAGTTACAGTAATGCCAGAGTCGCTACGTTTTTTGATTATTCGCATCAATCCATCTCCTTCTCAACGGGTTCAACTATACCACTGGCAGCTTCAAGCCGCAGGCATTCCTGAACATACGCATTCATCATGATGTGGATGGCTGTTTTCTCCACAGGGGTGAAGTGTCCAAATACTTCTACATAATGTTTGGATGTCCAATCCTCAGCGGATATTGGTGGGTTTAGGTCTGTGATACTCATGCCACAAACCTACTGCAAAAAGAAATAAAAAACAAATATTATATAAATATATTTACAGTTTCCAGTGCTCACTCAGTCGTCTGGCCGCCTCTGCCGGAGCCATGCGAATGTAAAGCAGAAAACTTTTTTCACTCTTGTGCCCGGTTATCTTCATTATGTCGTGGGATGGGAAGTTTTCCAAATACAGATTGGTGGCAAAACTCCTCCGTGCTGTATGGGTTTTAACCTTGTCAGCTTTTGACTTGTCAATTCCTGACAAAAAGGCCAACTCCTTCAACACCTTGTTCATGGTTTGGTTTTCGGGTGGCTTTGGCAGCTCCCCTCCGTACCGGTTCAGTACGTTCAAACACTCTGGCCTCAGTGGTATAATTACAGGGCTTCCTGTCTTACTCTGGTGCAGGTACAAATTCCCGTCATGGATGGCGCTTTTTTTAACTGAGGTATAATCAACATACCTGAGTCCGGTATAGCATGCAAAAACAAATATATCCCTAATCAATGCCGCCTGTCCGTGCAAATCCAACCCAATCAATCCATCAATTTCAGCCCGGGTCAAATACACCTCTGCTGTTCTTTCGGATAAAACCTTGTACCGCTTAAAATACAGACCTGTATTTACCCCATCCAACAGCCCGGCATTCAACCAGGTCTTTAAGGTCTTAATGTGTTTGCCGGTATTGTTTACACCGTACCCCCTTTTGCGCTGGCAGTAATCCACAAACCTCACATAAAAACTTCCATCAAATGTTTCCCACTCCAACTTCTTAAATGTGGCCTCAAAGGATCGCAGCAAATTGTATGTCTGCCGGTATGATGTAAGTATGGAATTGCGGGTCAATCCCTTTGTAAGTTCCGGCCTGCTGGCAGCAAGGTTATGCATTAGCCTATCTACATACGTCCAAAAACCAATACCCTCGTCCGTACCCCTATCCAGTGCAATATCCAGTGCCGCTTTAAACTGTGGCCATGTTGGCTTTACTCCATCGGTATCAAACCGGGATTTCACCAACCCTGCTGCCTGTATTATTCTGCCAAGCCGTAAATTGGTATTCTGTGCCATGGGAAACTTTACCCCTGTTTTGCATCGCTGCTCCACAGTATCCCACGCATCGGGGTAAATGCTTTCTCCGGTGGAGTAATGGTGTGGCTTCCCCTTTAAATAAACCCGCAACCTGATGGCCGTTGTTCTGCTGCTTTTTGGGTCCTTTAAGTAAAGAGAAAACATAGAAGGGGTACTGTAATGGGGTACGAATTAAAGGACAAACACACACAACCACAAACAAGGACAAATAAAAAACCCCTGCAAATACGGGGTTTCTCGTTTTCAGTTGTTAGCTGTTATTTGTTTTAGAGGTCGGAACCGGATTAACGCTTTTGTGCCGGAATCCAATACCCACTTGGCATTGCGCATGTGCCCGTGATTTTGGGGTACTGTAAGGGGGTACGGTTACAATACCGGGTATCCGTTTGGCCTTGGCATGCTGGCAAGTTGCACAATGCTGAAACCAAGGGTCTTTTGGAAGTGCGGTTTGTCGGTAAACTTCCAGTCACCACCCCACTCCCAGCCGTGTCTTTTAAAGATTGCCACCACTTCCATCCAGTCCGCTTTACCATCTCCATCCATATCAACATTGGTTTCCCAGCTGGCGGTTTCAAAGGATCCATTTTTGTCTTTATCCACCAGCAACACAATATCCACGGCAAGCCCGTAATTGTGGTAACTCTGGCCGCCTTTGGCGTTGGTTACTTTGCGGCCTCCTACGGTCCTGCCTATGGCATACAGCGCATCTTGTTCTGCAAAGGTTCTCAGTGTGTAGCTGAACCGGCAAATCGCACGGCCTGTTAATGCCTCACAAATCTCCTCATAAATTGACAATGCTTCCTCTCTGAGTTTAGGGTGAAGCAATGCAATACGTTGAATAGTTATTAAATCTGACATGGCTATGAATAGCCATTACAGTGGGTTTCTTTTTAGGTATGCCACCAAACCTGTAAAAGCAGTATCAACATCAATGGTGCTCAACCATACCGTTCCATCATTCAATTTAATCTTGGTGTAATTATTCTCGGTTACTATGTACATGATGTTTTTAAACGGCACAACCATCTGCTCCACACAATCCTCTGGTGGTGCAATACCCATACTCCGCCAATCCGTTTCACCCACATGGGTCAAAACTTCAATGTAAAGGGCGTTTTCGTCTAAGTAATTGGGCACGTTTGTAAAGGATAAATCCCAGTAAAAATATAGGCAACCAAAATACTATGGATTGCCACAATTTCCAAGGTCGAACAATAACTTTTGTGGGAAGTCGGACCACTTCTTTGAATCGTATTGTATCTCTTTGAATAAAAGTATCAGGCTTCGTGTATGCGCTTATCTTTCCACCAGATGAACTAAGTGTTACCCTGCCAACTTTAAACACTGTATCGCGCTTCAATACCTCGTATGGAACTGAAACGGTATCACCCGGCAAGGTGAAGGTGTCAATTTCGGTAATGGTTTTATTTAGGACAATTTCTGTCCAAACTGAATCTGTCAAATTTGGGTGCTTATCCAGCAGCCTTGCAAGCCTTTTCTGTGGGCTGCAACTTGCCAGTAATAACACCAACCAAATTACTCTTGCCATAGTTTGGTGATGAACTTGCACAGAACCAGTGATGTTGTAAGCAATGAACTCAACCAATACTTACCTTCATCACCTATGTTTGGGGCATTAGACACTACAGCTTCCAGCACAGGTATTAAAACCAATGCCAAATCACCAATTACACGGGCATTCTGCCCCTTGTAATGAGAGTTCATTTTCTTATTTATTCTGTCTGAAACGGTCATGATGGTATATTACAGGTTCCTTGTTCGAATGGTATATGAAAGAATAGCTCAACCATCCATCCATTAACAACATGATCACTCAGGCTGTCAATGATTTTATCTTTGCCCTCCATTTTTGCCAGCCTCCACATCTCGCCCTGGTTATCTCCTCCGGTGCGCAGTGATGCCATTAGCGTATTCCAAATGTCATGCAGGGCCGTGCCGCATGCACTCAGTACATCTACCTCTGCAGTAGTGTCGTCCACCCTGTCAATGGCAGATATGTAAAAGGATATTTCAGTAATGCGGTCCTGTGGTTGTGGGGATAGTTGGTTTGGTACAATCCACAGTGTTGGAAACGATGGCACATTCTCATCAAAGTCGTATGCCTCTCCCACAACAGAGGAGTTAAACCAAGGGTGAGCTGTTACAGCCGCCTCAATCCTTTCTTTCAGGTACTTTACTGTTATTGGGTTTGGGGTCATTGGATTGTATAAATTGCTGTAGTTTTAATATCACCTCTCTCTCCTTGCGCACCTTGGCAGGAACAGGCTTTTTAGTCATTGATGGTAAGTGGCGGATAAGAGGGTGAATTGCCAAGCCATATACCACCTGCAGAATTGATGGCGCTACCACTTGGGTACTGTGCAGACTGCCCTGTGCCCGGTGCCGTGTACAATGGGTATGACTGGCTGTTGTCGCACAGGTAATTGATTAACCGCTGCCCGTATTGGTTGGCCACATTCTGCGCATCGGCAATCAGCTGCTTTAGGTTTGCCATTTCTGTGGCTTCGCTAAAGTCAGAGGACCGCACCTGCACCCCTTTTTGGGTAATTTTAAAGTGGTTGCCAATCAAACCCCTGGCATATGCATACTCCGCCAGTGCCGGTGCAATGTAATCGTCCAGCAAGGTTGTGTTCAATGTACTCAAGTTGTCATTTTCTACCTGAGAAATTAACTGAGCATACAAGCCGGATCCAATAAGTGGGTAAACATCCAAATCCTGCGCTATGCGGATAGCGGTTTCAAATGCTCCGTTGGTTACATTTTCGTTGATTTCCCGCCTGCGGCTTTTCAGGTAATCAACATCTATCAATAATTTTTGCTCTGCCATTATCCTATTTTTTTACGTACAACTTGCTGTGTCCATGTGTGCCTGCAATACGGCAGGTTTACCTCGGTTCCTGGTACATGATACCACCCACCCCTGCGCTTCCAAACATCGTAACCAAGCATGGTGCTCAGTTTGTCAATTTCTGCACGGCTGTAAATGCGGTTCATCTTCAACATCTCAGAGCAAAACGGCCTGTTCCTGTCATCCTGTGGGCCGTTGTACTTCCACTTCACATACACCTGCCGGAACTCTTTGCCGTAATCCTTTACAGCCAGTGTTCCATCCGGGGTAATAATCAAAGCACCTCCGCCTGAGTTGGCAGTTTTCAAAAGACCCTTATCTGCCAGTTTGCCTACAATACTGATCACATCGTCAATATTCAACTTTGCCACATCGGCAAGCTGGGTAACATCAATCTTCTCATTTTTAGCAATAAGGTCCAGTATCTTGGCTTCAATATCTCCAATGTCCGCAAAGGTGAATGAGTGTTTCTCATCCAACCAATCATGCTGGAGCTCCACCAATACCTCGTAATCGTCTGCCACCTCACCAAATTGGGCAAAGAGTTCACAGTCTTCATCCTTCCATTTGTCCGCATCTGCAGGCGGTTCATAGTCGTCAGGTATGGCAGAGAAAGTAACGGGCTGTGGTACACTTGCTCCGTTGATTTTATCCCCTCCATCAATGGCCGGTAATCCTGCAAGTGCACGGATCTCGTTGTCCGTCATTTTTGCCAGTACATTATTGGCCACAAGTGGAGAAAGGGTGTTGATGGCTTCAATGGTGCGCTGGGTTTCGGTGGCCTGCACTTCCTGTGGCATTTCATCCAGTGAAACACCCATGCGTTGTGCAGCAGCTTCTTTGGTAATAAATCCCTTTTCAATCATGGTAACCACATCCAATCCAATTGGCTGGCTTTTCTTAATCTTCAACCCTGGATCACTTACACCCATGGCCTTGAGATAACCATTATGCACTTCCTCAATTACCCGCTGCCTCATTTCCACATAAGTGGCATAAAACAACTCATATGCATCCAGCATCTCAGCACGCTGGCCCAATGCTCCGGGAGTAGCTATTCCAAAAAGTGTGGGGCTGGTTACGCCGTGGCCGCTAAAGATGGCATCACGGGCTTGGTCATACAATTGCTGAAAGCGCTTATCCAAATCGTTGCCGGTAAGCTGCACCACATTGCTCTTTTGGTTGTCGGATTCAATAAAGTTGAGCAGTATGCTGCCACCATTTTCAGCACCTCCAACTTTCTTTTTAAGCTTATTCTCAATCTTGTCTTTGGTATCTGTGTCGGTAATTGGCCCTGTTACAATCTCAATCATGGTGCCGGCTGCAAAGCCGTTGTCCAAATTGCTGTTGTGGAAGGTGCTTATTTTGGTATCTACCGCAATGCTCTTAATGGTATTGATATAGTCCGGCAATGGATAGGTGTCCATACCAGGGCGGAACATGCGGAAATAATTAATTTGGATCCCGGTTCTCAACTCCGGGTTAAATGCATCGTATGCTGTTCCGGTTTTGCTTAGGTCCTTTGTCCAGTCATCCTTAAAGTAAATCTTACTCAGGTCTTTGTTGGTGCGAAGTTTCTCGTAAGGCACAAAGTACACATCAAAACCTTTACCGCTTGTCTGCCATGCAACCTGATGGGGAATGGCCCCAAACAAACAAAGGTGCAGTGCATCTCTATGGATTAAGGTAGCCAAGTTCATGAAATTGTTTGGCCTTTTGATGTACCTTTCCACAATTGCCTTTTCTGCAGGTGGCAAATCCTCGTTGTATTCAATGCCGGCACCGGCAATAAAGTCAGCCTTACGGGCTACAATGGCCCCGTGAAAGGTGGAGTTGTTAAAATAGTCAATGAGTTTTGCAGGATAGTTATTGTCCGAACCAAAGCGCACAAGATCCTTGCTTTTTTCCTCAACAAACACAGGCAACTTATCATCGCTAAAATTAAATCTGATTATCTGTGTGCCCTTGTTATTCAACACTGTGTGCCCTAATGGTGTCTGTGATTGCATGTGATGTAGTTGTGTGGTTTATATCGGTAACATTTGCACGGCCTCTCTCCAGTACCTTATCGGAATCGCTGGTATCAATAATCCTGTACTTGTAAACACCGGGTGAAATTTGCAGCTGCCATGGCTTAATGGTGAACTTTTGAAATGATGTTGGCCGGGCACTTGTGTCAGTGAGTTGCATACGCAGCAGAACATCCGATTCCCGGTTGTATAACTCCATGGCATAAACAGGCGCAGCAGAACTGGCCGCATCGTAGCAGCGGGGGTATATGGTTGTATCCTCCTGCTTAGAAAGTATCATTCCAGGTAATCGGTTAAGCCAAGTTTTTGAAGTTTTTTCGCGCACTCCGCTGTTGGTTCAACTATAAAAGCCTCCCCTTTACGAACTTGCACCAGAGCACCTAGTACACCCTCCTTTACTTTGGGCTTTGGAGTGGTAATTTTAGATTCTTCTTTTGCCATGCTTTATGAATAGCACCAAAAAGAAACCCCACACTTTTGGTGCAGGGCTTCCGGCTTATGAAAGAGAGGTGGTTTTCTTATGATTCGAGAGCAAGTGTGGTTACAGCTCCTGATGCTACTTCACCCTCTGGCTTTAAGTTGCCAAAAGATTTAAGGTTCACATCCAAGCCATAGGTATCACCTGTTTTTGCATGGTCTTTACCGGTAACCACAGTGCGCAGTCCACGGGTCATGTCGCCAAAAACAAGCCACTTGCCATTGTTGTCCTTCAAAAATACAACAACTTCATTGCTTCCCAAAAGGTTAAGAAAGTGGCGTGTTGCCGCATCGTTCTTTTGGGTGGTAACCATTACTTCATGGTCATACACAGGGGCCACATTGTTGGCTCTGGTGTCTTGCTGAACTGATTTACCCTTGATCATATCATTGGGTACTTCAATTTCAAATATACTGGCATTGCTGGTTACGGTAGGGGTAATCACGTTGGAAGCATCTGCCCAGGTAAGCACGTTGCTCTTTGGGGTCACCTTCATTCGTGTAAAGCCACCGCTACCGTCGCAGGCTGCCAGTGAGATTGATCCGGTTAAGGTACACATATCTGGTTTTTCTTATTTAGGTTTTACAAAAAGGGCGGGCTGTTCACCCGCCCCGTTATGGTTTTACTGCTTCTTAAATCAGATTAAGGTACAAGGTCAAAATACACACAGTCCTCAGTCAAGGCAATCTGTACACCAATTTTGATGTTGGTCTTAACCTTCACGCCTTCATAATCTTTGTCGTTAATGTCAATCCAGCGAACATTGGTTTCTTCTGAATCTACATCACAACCAATTATGAGGTTGTCTTTCCATGTGCTCACCATCCGGTAAGTTCCATTTTGGCCACCTACAGGAACTACACGCATGTTGGTACCAGGGTGGTACAACTCACCGAGTCCGTCTGTGGGTTTGTAGTGGAACAGGTTAAGGTCACGCAGCTTCAGGCTGTACACACTGTATACATCATAACCCATGAAGCAAACCAATTCATCTTTGTGCTGACTTTTAACAGCCGCAGGAATCAATGAATACATGTTGTCCATAATGGTCATAATGTTGGATGCAACAATGCCGGTGGCAGCGGTAATACCTGTTGGGTTTCCGTTGATAGGATCCCCTGCACCACCAAATCCCAAATCTTCAAGGATTTTGTTGAACCCACTGAACAAGGAAGTCTCCTGCCATACAGCAGTTTCCAAAGCTCCCTGATGTGCACGGGCTTTTTCATCCATGATCAAAGTGGCAATCTCTGCTGGCACTGTGTCAGGCGAACCTGATGCCATCAAAGCGTTTGTCCACTTGGTTTGCAAGTCGGCAGCGCAAATCAATTCAACATCCTTCAATGGCTTTACTTCCAACACACGCTGTGTGAAGGTGGTAGTGCCGGAGGCTGAATCATCGCAGCTGTCTGCAACAAAGGTGGAAGTAGTGTACAGGCCATTCAATGGCAGCTTGTACTTAATACCTGGGGCTTTTTTCACTACAGCAGCGGTATCGCCACCAAGGATAGCTTTTTTGACAAACCCCAGTCGGTTGTCGGCTTCGTTGAACCACGCATTTAGCGCAGGGGTTGAAAATGACATTGTTTATGTTCTCCTATGTTTTTTTATGAGTTGGTTTTGCGGAAGTACCCAAGCAGGTCCTTCTCTGTTTTTTCAGCGCCTTTCTGGTCGGTGATGGGGGCAGGTGTTACTTTGCCCAGTTCATCTACCAACTCCACCAATTGGCTGAATGCAAGGGTGGTTTCTTTGTTCTTGTTGATAAGGGCCGTGTTGGCTTTTTCAATTGCGGCGATCTGCTCGTCTTTGGCGGTAAGGATTGCGCTGAACTCGGCACGTACTTTCTCCATTACCTGCTCCACAATGGCAGCCATTTCAATTGAGGCTTCTTCTGCAGGGGGTTGCTCTGTTGGAGCATCCATTACCTCCACAATATTTCCGGCTGCATCCACTTTAAGGATACGGCCATCTTCAAGGGAGTAATCACCTTCCGGTGCTGGAACTTCTCCATCGGCAGTTACAAGCGTTACGGCTGTTCCTGCATTGAGGCTGGCGGCTTTTACAATTGTGCCGTCTGCCAATTTGTATTCACCCTCTGTGGATGCTGGGGGGTCGCCTGCTCCATTTTCTTCGCTAAAGCTCAATAGCTGTTTTGCTAAGTCTTTAAGGCTGGCGATTTTTTCTTTAATAGTGGTTGCCATAATTGGATTTGCTTACTGAATAGCAGCGGAAAATTTGTTTGTGATTTTTTCAACCATTTCCTCCAACTCTGCCAACTCCACAAGGGTTTCCGCATCTTCATCCGCATCCACGTTTACAGGCTCCAATCCAAACAATGCCTGAATGGAGTACCCGTTGAGTTTGCCGTCCTTGGCATCCTGCCACACCTTGTCATTGTCTATGAGGTATGAGGCGTAAAGGGTTCCATCGGGTAAGGATTCAAAGCCTTTGGGGTTACTTATGCCAGAATCCGCATCGCTTAAAAAGACCTGGAACAGATGCACCCCTTCCGGGTATTGCTGGCCGTGCTCAATGCCAATGGCATTCAGCTTGCGGTTACGGGCATACATCTTGGCCGTGGCCCGTACAGTTTCCTTGTCCGCTACTGCATAAAACTTAATGGGCTCACCACCTTTTACCACAGGCTGGAATCGCCTAACAGGAAGGTCAGGGATAAGTATAGGTCCAGTGATTATGCGCTGCTCATCGCTGGAGGTTGTGAAAACGAAAGGTGTTTTTTCTTCTGAGAAAAGCAACCAGTGTTCTTTTATGGCAGGGTTCTCAACAAGGTGGATGCTTTCCCAGTCCTCCATATTGTCGAACTCTGAGCATGTCATTTTAAAGACAGGCAAGTCTGTTGGGTACATGGTTTTGAATAGCGTAAAGGCTATTCATTGCAAATGGCAATCACAATCTTACAGGAACCCACCACACCAGGGCCTGTGTTTAATGATCAGAACTGGATGGTTTCATCCAACAACACGGCACAGCCAAACTTCCAGTTTATTGCAGAGGTATACAGCGCAGGCGGCACCCTGCTGTGTAAATTAAAACGACCCATTGAAACCGGTACAACAAAAGGCTGGTTTAGTTTGGGGAGAATCATTGAGGCTTACCTCAGTTACAACTTTGCATACAATGAGATTGTGAGCAGCCAAAACCTGAGTAGCTATTACCGTTACTACATTAAGTTTGGTGAGGAATACGGCAGCACAGTTACAGAATATCTGAACCTTGCCACCGGAACCACCACCTTTGTGTGGAATGCAGCCCTGAAGACATACGAGTTCCCGGCTTTCAGTATTTCATCGTGGCAGTACGACAATGGCAGCACGGGTGTTGGCAGGTTTCTTACACCCATTCGCAGCAACTACCCCACCACATTAAACCAGTGGGGGCATTTGTGGTTGTTGCAGAAACCCAGTGCGCCACCGGATAGGGTAAAGGTAGTGGCCTACGATTCTGCAGGTGCAACAACTACCAGTTACTTTGCCACTGGATTAACCACCAACGATCCTGCATATACACTTATAAGAATACCCGCACACCCGGAAAATCTGAATGGTATTGTAACCCTTGTGAGTGGAACACCAGGTTCTGTAATTCCGAGCACCACGGTTTACTATACCCTGCAGATGTACAACAGTGCAGCTCCGGCACTTACGGGTGAGGTAATGAGGTTTGATGTAAACTGTGAGAGCAACTTTACAACGCCTGTGGTGCTGTACTGGATGAACCGGTACGGTGGGTTTGACAGCTTTGTGTTTGATGGGCAGAACCAATATAAGAGTGATACCCAGCGTAAGGCATACAGGCGCAACCAACGGGCAATAAGTGGCAACAACTACCTGTATTCCGCTGATGGATTGGGTATGGTAAACCACTTCACGGAAGTTAGCGAGTCCGTGCAGCTCACTACCCGCTGGCTCAACAGTACCGAAATGGAACTGCTGGACCAATTGGCCACCTCTCCATTGGTGTATATGTTAAAGGATGGAGTAGTAACCGGTATGACAGTAACCGGCACTGCACACAATAAAAAGACGGGCGAAGAATTTGAAGCGGTGCAGTACGACTTTGAGTTGGCATATGCGCTGAAAGATTTTGCACAAAGATTTTAGATTTTATTTGTTTTTTATTTCTTTTTGTATTTAGTTTGTGCTGTTATGCAGCCAGACTTATTTAACCAACCGCAGGTATATTTCAATACCACTGGTTTAACAGACCAGCCATTACAGGATAAAACTGAAACAGCGGGCAAGCAAACGGATCAGGTAAAAGAATTATTCCGCAAACATGGATTTATGACCGCCAGCCGGTGCCATGTGGAAATGAAGAAGCATTATGGAAGTGAGATACTACTCACCTCAGTTCGCAGGGCAATATCGGTTTTGAAAAAGGCTGGTGTGCTGGAAAAGCGGCATACAGTACCAGGGCCCAATGGCGGACCTGAGCACGTTTATAAGTATAATCAGTAATAAGATGAAATTTAGAATAAAAGAGGTGTTGGTTTTGGGTGAGTTGGATGGCTTCATTGTGCAGCGACAAATCAATAAATGGTACGGCAAAAAATGGGTAACATACATTTTCTATACTGGCTTAGAAATCCCGTATCTATTCAAAACCCGCGAAGCCGCAAAACGTGAATTAGACCTGTGTGTTCAAAAGGAAGTAAATCTATTTTTAATAAACGAATGAAAGTTTTAACAATAAAAGGGTGTAGGGATTGCCCGTATGCGTTTTTATGGAGGGATGAAGTTCAGTATTGTGGCCAATCAGACGAACCATTTGAAATAAGCATTCAATCAGAAACCCCGCACGAAAACTGCAAACTTCCTGACTTACCAACAAGTGAAGAGATAATAGATGCTGGATGGGATAGAAGTCAATTTGATTTAGCGGTAACTGAATTTGAAGCAGGCGCAAACTACATTTTAAACAAAATAAAATCATGAATATCAAAATACAAATTAAACACCGTTGGACATTAAACACCCTATTTGAGTTAGGGTGCGAAGATAATACAGTTAAAAAAACTGTTGAAAATGCTGTTGATTCAGGAGCCGACCTCGAAGGAGCCGACCTCGCAGGAGCCGACCTCGAAGGAGCCGACCTCGAAGGAGCCGACCTCGCAGGAGCCGACCTCAGAGGAGCCAACCTCGCAGGAGCCAACCTCAGAGGAGCCAACCTCGCAGGAGCCGACCTCGAAGGAGCCGACCTCGCAGGAGCCAACCTCAGAGGAGCAAAAGAAGATTTATTTAAAGTTCTTTCTCTTGCCACATCAGAAATCCCAAATTTAAAGGCGAAGATGAAAGAAGGTAATATAAATGGTTCTGTTTATGAGGGCGATTGTTGCTGCCTCAATGGCACAATTTGTAAATCACTACCCAGAGACAGTGATACCTTTAATCTTGTTTTAAGTGAAAGAAACGCCTCACGACCTATTGAACGTCTTTTCTTAGGAATTGATGTAGGTGACACTCCCGATAATCACCCTATTGCTAAAATAGTATATGGGTGGATTGAGGAATTTGAGGTTTTAAACGCTATAAAGAAATGAAAGAACTAACGGGATTAAAGGTTAAAGCGTTAGCGGTTGAAGTGCCTGATGGCATAGAGCCTGTAATGGGATTAATATACGGTGTAAGGGTGTTATATTTTGGCGGCACAAAGCATATTGCATTTCCCCCCGGCACATGGACTATACTTGGTCGTGCGAATGAATTAACAATCGGGCAACGATTTAGCTTAGTGGATATGGGGTCAATCTCTGCTTATACTGAAATTATAGAAAGAAAATGGCAATCCTACTGCACAGCAAACAACCTAACAAACGAATTAATATTAATCAAAGATGAAAGCGAATGAATTAAGAATTGGGAATTGGCTACAATGGAAAGCTGATAAAAGACCTTTTCAGGTTTCAATAATTGACACAACAGAAACGTCAAAAGAAACAAAAGCAGAACCTATCCCACTCACAGAAGAATGGCTGTTGAAGTTTGATTGGAATGGGTTTAAAATAGGGTATATTGATAGCTACTTTAAAATTGATGAAAACGGTTGTTTATGGTATTGTGGTGATTTTACAGGAGTTGTTTTATTGTACGTCCACCAATTACAGAACCTTTACTTTGCACTAACAGGTGAAGAATTAATATTAATCAAAGATGAGCAATAACGATTATCAATTAACTGAAATAAAAAGAGTTTATACGCTTGAAGAAGCTGTTAAAAAACAAAATGATGCAATGGCGACATCAGCCCCTCCAATTAATTGGGTTTGGAGTGATACAAAAGTAAAAGTTTCAATAGGGGGTAATCAAAGATGAGCAATAAACAGACAGCCGTTGAATTTTACCGACAAAATTTAATGGCATTAGTATCAGGTAAAGGCACAATTTACAATACTGAAAATGAAATATTTGAACAAGCCAAAGAAATGGAAAAGCAGCAGATAATTGAGGCTTATAATGATGGTGAAAGTTGGGCTGAATTATTTTTAGGACGTGGCGAACAGTTTTACAAAGAAACCTATGGAGAATAAACCTATGACACAAAAAGTATTAAAACGGATCAGCAAACAAGCACCTATTTTTTACCTTGTTTTACACGGGGTAAATATTAAATTCATTGTGGCATGATATACGGAGAGATAACATTCATATTAATCATTGGGGTTATTCTATACCTTTTTTGAGAAATGAAACAGTAATCTACTTTGAAAGAATACACCTGGCGTAATTTCGATACTTTTCTTGATACTTTTCCTTTAGAGTTACATCGTAGATGTACAACTGAAAGTCAGTTATCTTGCGCTTGCTCAGAGTTTCCAGCTCTGAATCTGTAAGCGGTATAAATGAAGTAAAACTAAACCCGCTATATGCGCCACTGGCAACATCCCCATCTATCTTCTGTTCCGGCCATTCCAGTTTACCAGAATCCAGCAGCACAATTACACCTTTTATTCCGGCATTGTACGTGGATCCATAGGCCGTAAGTACCAAAAAACTCCCAGCGTTCTTGCCTTTGTATCTAACAAAATGTACAGAGGAAAGGTATGGTGATGTATAAATAGTATCACCCTTGAATTTATCTACCTCCATGGTAATATCTTCACAGTCCTGCCCATATACTGAGCTGCACAATGCGGTTATAAAAATAAAGAATATCGCTTTCATAACCCGCAAACCTACAAACTCTATTCCATTGAAGCAATAGACCTGGTTCTTGTTACACGGCGGTTCACCTTATTGTAATCCTCAACTACCAGTACCGGAGCACCATACCCACTACTACTATTACCACCATCTGTACCGGTACCCAATTGCCTGCTGGAGAATGATGTTGATGCATTTGCTCCCGCACTTGCCGGTGCCTGCAATCCACCACCCGGAGCTGCACCGCTTTTGATAATGTTCCGGGCCTTTAATGCTGTGGCCGTAATGCTTGCTGCAATGGTAAGGAACTTGGCAATCCCTGCAAGGCCACCAGAGGCCACGTTGTCTGGGGTTGGTGAGTTGGCGTTTGCTAATGCGGATGCAAGGGCGCGACCTTCACTGATACCCACCTCTGCCAGAGCAAAGGCTTTACCTGCTGTGGTCTGTGTGCCAAGTAATTGCGAGAGGTTTCCGGCTAATGCCTGTGCTCCGTTTAGTTCCATTTGCTGGAGTAGGGCGGTGTACTCCTGCGCTTCCTTTTCCTTTTGCTTTCGGTACTCGTTACGGGCGTTGATGGCGGCAATGCGTTCCTCCTCTAACTTTATCATTTTGAAATTTGTGGTTTGAACAGCCACAAATTCATCGTGCCTTTTTTGGTTTTCTGCATCAATATTGGCTTTTCGGAAAGTTTCCTCAATTTCTAAAACCCTTTCCTCAAATGCCTTTCTGCTTTCCAGTTCCTCCTTTTGCTGCTGGATTCGCTTATCCTGTTCCTCCTTCGCCCTGCGCAAATCTTCATCCCTTTTCTTCTGGGCATCGCTGCGCATCTTTTCTGCCCTGTCTGCCTTCAATTCCTCCAGTGCAATACTCTCCTCGGCAATAGCCTTGTCCAACTCATGGGTATCGGTTACACTTTCACGCTGGAACTTTAACAGAGCAAGCCTTCCCTCCAAATGCCGTTTCCGCATTCCGTACAATTCTTCCTCGCTGGCTCCACGCTGCCTTGCCTTGGCCATATCCTGACGAAACGCCTGGTCGTCAATGTCCTGCACCTCGTTCAGATACTTCATTGTATCCTGTGTGCTTTCCTTGGCTTTCTTGGCAGCATCGGACATTTCGTTAAACTTCTCCACCACCAAAGCGATTACAACAACCAATGCACCTATGCCCGTGGCAACAATGGCCCCCTTCAATACTTTAAAGCTTGTGCTGGTGGTATCAACCGCAACACCAAATGCTCTCTGTACTGTGGTGGCCACAGCAGTGGCAGCTGCGTTAGCTTTCTGCAATCCGGTCATTATACCCAGTTGCATATTGCCGGCCTTCAACTGCTCATACAGCACCTTAAAACTCTGCAGCCCCTGAGATATATTGGTCAGGGATTGGAGTTTAATCATGGTCTTTTCAAAGTCCTCACTCTGCACACCCAGCACACCCATAACTCCGCTGAATGTTTGGAATCCACCAACCAACCCCTGCCCTATGGTGGCAATGCGTTCAAATCTGTCAGGTGAAAGTGCCTTTACCCGGTCGTTAATGTCGCCCTGCACATCCCTGAGCTGGGATAGTTTCTTTAATGCCTCTGTGGTACGGGCATCAAACTCGCCATACTTCTGTGTCATGGCCGCCACTTCCTGTGTGGCTTCCCGTATTTGGGTTTTAAGACCTTTTACCTTGTCCTCATTCTTTGCCTGTATGTCAATTATCAGGGCTTCTGTGGTAGTGGGCATGGTTATGAATAACGAGAATGGTTACTTACCACGTTCAGAGCTGCAGAATCAATTGCTTTTATTGATTTCACCGTCATCATCAAAGTCGTGAAGTTTCCTGCTTATCCAAGGTGGTATAATACCAGGGTAAATAAGGTCCATGTTTTCAATTATTGATATGGCCTCACGAATTATAAGACCGGAAAGAAACAGATCCCCTGCCCAAGTCAAAAAATCCACCACAATTACCTTGTCCACCATCTTAATAAACAGCCAGTAAATGATGAGTTTGGTGAAAAGTTTACCAAATCCACTAGATGAAACACGGCCCATTTTAATACTTTTCCAAAACCCCAAAGAAGTATCAATCAAAACAAGCCACATGATGCTGGATACCAGAGCAAATGAAATATTGTGATCTCTCTCAAAGGCAATTCGAAAGGCCGTCCATAGGGCTGTAATTGAAAAGCCCAGCGTTAAACAACGAGGGTTTGAATACACATACCAAAGTTTAATTAGTGGCTCAGAGAAGGATTCATGTATTCCGGTTGCAATTGCTAAAAGTAAAAGCTTGAGTTTCTTCATTATTGTCTTTTTCTTAAAATTTCTGTGTACTTCTCTAATAATAACCTGAACTCTGTTGCCATTGTTGTCGTCACTTCGGCTGTCCTGACCATATTTCTGTATTTGTCCAAATAGGTCTGGTTTTCGGCAATCAATTGTTGTATTACTTGTTCCCGTGTCATTTAACTTGGTTTAAATACGGCCATTGATACGTGCCCGCTGGTTGCGGTTGTTGACCAACTCCATGTTGGATTGATTGCCGCCGCTGTTCCCTGTATAAGATAACCTCCGGCATACCCAAAATTAACACCACCTGAAAATGGTGCACCTTCTGTCACCGTTACACCAGAATTACATGACGCCGGATTTGAAGAACATTCCCAAAAGTTACCGCCTGTAATAATTAAACAATCATCAACCGAAGGTGTTATGCTTCCCGGCTGAATTGATGTTACAGAATTTGCAACATTACCCGATTCCTGGTCATACACTGGTGTTCCTGCTGAAGAACTGAATGCTTGCATAACAATTCCCCCAAATGTGGCTGTTGTGCTGAAGGTGTGCCCGGCTCCCACTGTTGGATTAATACAGTAATAAAGCCTGTATCTTACATCTGAAGTTGATATTCTGTCTGTTAGGGCTGTCCATGTGTTTCCATTACTGTCAGATATATTCCCGGCTGCATAAGAATGCACCCCAATCACAATAATATTTGCCCCTGTTGTGTCAACACCAGGCGTTGTACCACCTGAAGCTGATCCGGCATATTCCGAACTGATGATGAATGTGAAAGGGGGCCCACCCGCAACTGGTCGGTCAGTGTTTCCCGTTATACCCAGTGTTAATAGACTCATGCGTATAGAACTTGAACTACTATTTCATTGGCAGCAACGGCACCGGTATCAGCATCCGCCACACCTGTGGTAATGGCATAGGCAATACCTGTGGCGAAGTTCACACCTGTATCACCAAATGAAATTACAATACCAGCACCTGCAGTATTGCCCGGAATGGCAATGGTAAATACCGGAGTATCTGTTCCCACTGTTGGGCTGCTGGCCTTGTTGTACAGTTTTAAATACCGCACAGCTGCATTGATGTTGGTGGCAATAATGGTATATACTTTTCCGGCACTACCCTTGGCACTTGTGGCATTGGTAGAGGCAGCGCTAATTACCCTGCTAATGCTCTGCCCACCAGAACCAGATGTATCAGCAAATGCTTTCACCTGCCCGTAATTGCCGCTGATCATGTTGTCAAGTGCTTCTACGGCAGTTTTAATTGCGGCTGAATTATCTTCAGTCACAAGTCCTCTGGAGCCGGATATAAAGTTGTCTATCACCTCCACAGCGGTTTTGATTGCCGCAGAGTTATCCTCTGTTACCAAACCTCTCGAACCGGAAATGAAATTGTCAATGGTTTCAACTGCAGTCTTAATGGCTGCGGAATTATCCTCCGTAACCAATCCCTTACCGGCACTGATGAAGTTATCAATTATCTCAACAGCGGTTCTGATTGCAGCGAGTGTGGTCTGCTGTGTATCTTGCTTTGCCTCTGTTGCAGGTGCTGCAATAATTTTAGCCAGCACAGATGCAAGTGTTGTTTCGGTGGCAAAATCCTTGGCAATTAAACTGTCCAGTTTTGCCTCCACTCCATCCACATATCCGTTGAGTGTGGTTATTAAAGACTCAAGGTTATCTACATACCCGTTGGTTGATGTAATCAACGCCTCCAACGTATCGGTATACAGTTTTAAATCCGCAAGGTGGGAAATAATGGTATCCTGTTTTGCACTGGTGGCCAACCCCGTTGAGGTGGGAGCCTCAATGTAAATAGGCATTAACTTGTCCGCATCGGCATGGGCCGTGGTGTCATACTCCAATGTGAGCACATCACCGGCAATGCTAGTTAATCCTTTGCCGGATAAACCAGGGGCATAAATTACCGCACCACGGGTAATGTTCACAATGGCCTGCAGGCGTTGTTCATCAAAATTGCTATACCCACTAAAGTCCACGGTTTTGGCCGAGGCATCAAAGGTGTATGTGGTTATTACTACTCTCATTTTAAATCATTTTAAAATATTAATGCGTAAGTGAATGCCTCGTCCAGCACGTTCTGCACACTGTATCCGCTGTCTTTTATTAGTTTTCCTGTGGTGCCATTGAAAGCGGCAATGCGATTGTTCACTGCGCTTGCCGGACCCACCACATCACCTGTACCTGCACCCACTTGTGTTTCATTTACAACAAGACTTACCTCAACAGTGATGTCGCCTTCAAACGGTGATGACGGAACCACCTGAATGGTATTGTCCGGCAGGGTAATTACAATAGCCTCGTTACTCACTTACTTGTGCTTTAACTGTTAATGTACCCTTTACCCTTGTGCGCTTTACTCCACCGGAGTAATTTACCTGAATGTCGTACCTGTATTTGCCCGGCTCCAGCACAGCAGCATCGGTGGCTGAAATGGTCCATGTAAACTCATCCGTATCTGTCAGATCAAACCGTCCGTTGGCTGTTGTGGACTCCAAAACGCTTACCCCATCACGCACCAAATCTGCCAAAAATGTACAGCCGGTTAAGGTTTCGTAAGTGTCGGGATCTGTTCCGGTTCTGAATTTAAAAACATACGGGCCAAAGGTGTCGCCCTCCACCATTAATAAATCTACTGAACCCCTGTAATCCGGTTGCTGTGCCATTGGCTATGAATAGCAACAGCAATGGTTTGCTTTATCACTGAATTTCAAAAACCACATCAAATCCAATGTTACCTACAGAAGCCACAGAACCCTGCACCACCCTGATTCCTTCATTGGCATTGATGATTATTGGCTGAATATCATTGTTGTTTCTTCTTGCAAGGTCAATGGTTTGTCCGAAATATGCCGCAGCATTTGTTTCTTCAGGAAATACACAGGCCCAGCCAATAACGGCACCGGCTGTTGCACCACCAGATGGGGTCAGCCTTGCTGTGATGTTGGCATGAGGGTTTGTATTGCCGCTATCCATTTCGGTAATGGTTGCCGCCGTTAAACTGGTTCCATTGGCTGTGGCTGCTGTTCCTCCGGTACCAACAGCTGAAGTCTTTGTCAGAAACAAATCAACTCCCAGAGTTCCGGTAACTGCAACGGCCCCAGAAACAATTGGTGTCACTTGTATTATTCGCAACACCACCCCTGAGCCACTTGCGTTGAATAAATCAAAATACACCAGATTTGCCCCTACAGCTTGCTTTGGTACAAATAACCTGAATGTCTGGTTACGTTGTCTTAACTGAACAGGCACGGGTTCTGTGATGGCATTATTTATTGTCGCATCACCTATATCAACACCACTGTTTGCTGCCAACTTACCAATTGAATTGGTTCCCGCTGCCAACACAATGCCTGTCTTCAGGTCTTCAAGTCCTTGCGTGGCCCTTCGCAACTTTGCTGAAATTGTTCCCGGGTCTCCAGCCGCCACAATGGCATCCGCAATTGCACCCTGAACCGTGTTGATTGCTTCCACAGCTGTCTTTGTTGCTGCTGAATTGGTGTCCAATGTAGGCACTGCTGATTGGTTTGACGCAATCACCACTGGCTCACTGTTTGCCATTGTTGCTTGGCCGTTGGAGTTTCTTTTACTATATGCCATTTATTAGAATATTTCTAAATTAGTTCCGTCCGAATACACCATTACACTGTCTTCCGGGGCTATGTTTATTGATGCTGTACCGTCTATTGTTTCTGCACCAGCGGCAGCAACAACCAAAGTTTGTGTGGTGCTGCTGTTCTTAATTACGAAAATGCCGGTATTGCCCACAGCGGATGACATGGTAAGTGTTATGGCGGCTCCATTGCAATCGTACACCACAAAGCCACTGGTTTCAGTTACTGTGTCGGATGTAGTAATCAGGTTTATTACCGGACTGAATGATCCGGCACCAGGGGATTGCCCATACCATTTATCCGCGGCTGCGTTGTAGGTAAGTACATACCCATTGGCGGGTGCAGTGAACTCTACCTCTGCACCTTGAATATACAATCCGCCTTGGGTTCTAGCCTCGTCATCTTCAAGAATGGAAATGACCCGTTCCCCTGTTACCTGTGTACGGTATGAGCCAAATATGGCAGACATATCGGCGGTAATTAAACTGCCTGCCCCCAGTAGGAAAGTGGCATCACTATTTGATTTGTTGTCAAATCCCTTAATAATGGATCCCTTAACAGGTCGCTGACCTGCTGGAGCAATGTTCTGCTTATCAATGGGTACATTATCTCCAGGGAATCTATCGCTGTAACCATCCGTATTATCATACCCCCTGCCTTTGGTGCCTGTGCTGGCCACAAAAGCCACAGGTTTTACATCTCTCATGAACACCATTTGGGTGGTTTCGGTGCCTTCCGGGTCGTAATCATCCACCCGCAACAGTATAAAGTTCTGGCCTTGGAACTGGTACAGCTTGTCAAAACTGATGTTGTACCAATCTATGGGGCGCAACCGAAAGTTGGCCGTTACAATGCGCGAATCTTTATTGGTGATTTGTTCAATGTATTTGCGCCAATACTTGTTAAACAAATTGTCATTGGTATATGTTACACGGCCTCCGCTTGGCAGGTTCACCAAAGGAGGCATACCAAACGATATGTCATAAGTTGGGTTGAATGGATCATCAATATGCCCAAAGAACGGATATGTGGTATAAGCGTTGTATGAACCTGAATAACTCATACTATCCCACAGCACCCAGTTGTTTGTGCAGGACTTTAGCCCGCCGTATATGAGCACATGAATCTCCTCACCCACTTGCCCGGGTGCGCCAAAGTAAGGGAGTGCCATGTTGTTTTCAACCCCAGGGGCAAACGGGGTGGAGCAGAACGGTGGTTCTACAACCTTTACACCTTTTACAAAATCATTGGCAACATTGTAATTGTAGGTTCCATACGGATCACCAAAGGTGGAATTGAAATATTCGGACTCCGCATCTTTGGCTTTCTGGTATTTGAATTTGTAAACATCACCGGCCAACTCTCCAAAAGGAATGGATGCTATTGGTTTTCCCATATCCAAATGGGTTTGTAATGACATTACAGTTGATGAATGAAAATCCGGGTATGGAATAAAATTCAGTATGGTTGGGTCGTCATCATCAACCGTTACCATAAGATTGAACATCTTACAAAACCCGCTGATAATTGCCTCTTGGGTAATATTGGATTTAAAGATTTGGATAAAGTTCAACTCATTACCACTGCCAATGGTGGCGGAAGTAATGGTGCCGGTGAATGTGCTGCCGCTTTCCTCGGTAAGTGTCCAGCCTGCTGTAACTGGTTGGGATAGATATGTGATTGCGTACAATCGCAAATCCACAACAGAACCTTGGTTGCAGTAAATGGTAAAGTCATGGTCCACAGAAATGGTAGTGGTGGCGCTTGCTGGAAAATCTATTTTCAGCACCTGCTTTACCACCCCATCCACATAAATACCAATATTAACCTGGTCTACATGTGCATGCGGGTTTATGTAAGTAAGGTCGCCAACGTACCGGAACCCATACCACCCACCATAGTTTGTGGTATAGCGATAAGTGGCATTGTTAAAAGTTCCCGGAGTATCAAAATTTCCACCGGTGCTGTCGTTATTGAACTTCAGTATTTCACCCAGACTCAAAGATTCATCAGTGGTGCTTTCTGCCAAAAATTCTTCAGCATCCATAGCCGCACTACCAACCTCAAATGCATTGTCTGATGTTGGTATTACAAGTTTCTTAAACCTTGTATCGTTAAAGAACGATGCAGCGGAGTATGTAAAGCCACTGCCCTCGAATATTTTATCTACTATCTCTTTGGCAAATATGGCAGGCCGCATTTGGTCTACCCCCCAATTGGTGTAATCCTTCCGCATTTCACCTTCTCTTACCATTATTGGGTAAACATACCCTTCACCAAGCGCAAAGGATTGGTCCACACCACCACGCTTGTATGACGTGGCCCAGCTGTCCTCAATGTTTGCGGCGGTTAGGTTGTGGTTTAGGTCTGAGAAATCCAGCGCTTTAGCTTTCAGTTCCCGTATTTGCGTGAAGAAATCTACCTGTGGGGCAAAGATGGTAAGGTCGTATTCAATGTCATTACCATCCAAGTTTTCGCGTATCTCCATTAATCGCACAAACCCTTTGATTAATACCACTCCATCCACATCCAGCTTTGCATTGGCTTTTAAGTTGGGGTTAAAGTCCGGGGTGAACTGTGCATCAGCTGCAGAACTTATGCGCTTATCGAGCGCGAATATGTGGCCCAGCGTCTTGTTAATCTCTGGAGTACCGGGCAGTGTAAATGTCTTGGAAAAGTCCGCCTGCCGCTTACCCCATTCCAATGGATCGAACAAAGCTTTGTTTATGGAAAGTCCGGCTGTGTCCGGCAGTGGAATCTCTGTGTTGTTGATGGTAAGGCGCAGCACAGTATTGAATAGCTACTTGCGCCTGAAAGCACTCTTAAGGTCTAGTATTACAGTATAGCCAAGGGCCTTACTCAAAAGGTCGCCAAGTATGCGCATTTGCTCAGGTGTAACATCGGACAGGAAGTTGGAACCCTTGTACCCAAACCGTTTTATTGTTCCCCTGCGGCCTATGGCAATGGCAATGCCACGGGCCATTTGTCTTCTGCGCTGTATTACACTTAGCTTACTTTGCCCACGATCCTGCCGTACCGGAATACCCTTATCAGTAATCCACTTCTCAATGGCTTTGATTGGTGGCCTCTTACCCCTGCGCCTGCCATGCTCTGCATACTCCCAGTGTGGTGCCATAAGCAACTTAAAGCGGACAATGTTGTTGCCACGCACCACCACATCCGGTGCAATGGATTGTAGTAAGTCGCTGGATGCTGTGAGTTTGTTTCTGAGGATTGATTTGCGGACCGTTGGAATAAACTCCTTGTCTGCCCACAGTTGTGTTATCTCCTCAATTACAGAATCGTATGGCAGCTCATTGCCTTTTCCCTCAGAACCCAGGCTGTTGAGTACCCCTGAACTCATGAGCCTGCTTTGTGCCTCTCGGATAGATACTGCCATGGTATTGAATAGCCTTAGAGCATGCCATACTTCCAGCGGTGCAGAAAGTAAAGTGCGGCTTCCGGTGTGGCCTCTTTGGTAAGTTCCTCAAACCGCTTTTGTTTTTGGTGGTGCCGGTACATGGTGTTCATAAACTCAGTAAGATGCATTTCCATTATTTGTTTAAAACGATCAGGGTCTCCAAAAGCCATACTCTCTACATGCTGAACCCACTCAGCTGCGGACTTGTTTACGGACTTTGGTGGAGGGGTAGGTTTGTCCGGGTCTGGTGGTTGTGGTTTGGGGAATATTGAAGTCCACCTGCTTGTAAAAGCGTCCAGAGTCTCCAAAAAAAAACCGCCGTGCCATAGGCTTGCCACACTGTCATGTGCTTGCGGAAGTATTGCACACGCTTTACCCAGTCCTTTTCGCCAAACTTCCATACCGGTTTGCACAGGGTTGCCATAATTTCCGGCAGGTGGTCCACAATATTGCCACTGTGCGCTGCCATGGTAGTGAACATATCACCATTGAAGTGGGCTGGGTTAAGTGTAATGCGGTACAAACCACCACACCACAACCAGCTTTTAATGTTCTTTGGGTACTGCCCCACCCATGCATTGCGTTTGCTCCACTTGGCAAGGGATGAGTAGGACTGAGTTACCGGGTCTTTTCCGGTAAGGTATTCGTATATGGTAAGGCTCACCGCCTTGGGGTCTGCATTTGGATTGCTGATAATGGCATGCAGGTCCGCAAATTGTTTTAGTTTGGTTTTCTTCCAGCTCATGGTTAATTAAAAAAGTCTCTTTCGGTTTTTGGTGCACCCAGTTTAAAGGTGGAAATGTATCTGGCAGCATCACAGTAGTGATCATCGATCTTCAATGGCTCATTCAATGGGGTGCCGTTGCGGTCCTCTTTCCACTTGTAGTTGCGGAAGTTGCTGCGCAGGTTGTCGTCTCCTGAAATGAGGTGCAGCTTTTTACCCTTCATGTAGCTGATTCCGTTTTCAATGGAGTCAGGGCCCTTAACGGACTTGTGTATATTGAACCCATAGGAGGCAATAAAGTCGATAGCCTTGGGTTCTTCACAGTCTGCAACAATGTAATCCCGGCGGTTTGGTATGAGGTTTTTAAAGTGCGCAACAATGTCATGGTTCTGCAGTCCGCTTTCGTACAACAACCCCTGCAGCCATATATCGGTTTCATTCTCCCAGCATTTAACCAGGGCGGTCTTGGAGTTAGTATAACCAAAGTCAAGGCCATACCCTTTGAATGGAGCACCCTCCGGCACTTCCGGTAAAATATCGAATGTGAATATACGGCCACGCTTTGATGCATACTTGCCTTCACCAAAGGCAGCCCACCACTGCGGGTCATTGTCTTTGCGGTATTCTATCTCCTCAATTTGTGCCGTTGTTAAAAATGGATTGTCTTTATACGATGAAACTATGACAGTAACGTCTTTCTTATCCAATGCCCTGCGCTGTTCAAGGTGGGTGTTAATCCATATATCCTCATCATCCGGGTTAAAGTCCAGAAATATGCGGCCTGTGGTACGTGGTGCAACTTGGTCGAAGGCGCTGCGGGTCATTTGGTCGGCTTCGTTGAGGTAACAGTGAGTGGAAGCATAACCACGAAGGCTGGCCTCATCATCAAAACCCATGAACCGCACCATGCGTTTATTGAACTTAAATGTCTTTAGGGTTTTATTCTCCTCCACTATATCAAACAGCCCGATTTGTTCCATCGCAAAATACCAATCATTCAAAACGGTGCGTTCTATGTCTGCCTTGTACCTGCGGAATATGGTAAACACACCAAGCGCATCTGGAGGCATATCCGGGTTATGCACACCATTGAGCAACCACATGGCAATCAGTTGGCAAATGGTTACGGTTTTGGTGCTCCGTGTGCCTCCACGGTTAATTACTATGCGTGTATTAGATTGGCGGGTTTTGGTGAATACTTTTGAGACCTGCAGTTCAACATCTATCATACCTCTTTGATTGTGATGTTTATGCCGCCTTCATGCTTTACTTCCTGCTTATCCATAAGGCCCAGATCACGGGCAATAATGTTGGCGTTTAAGAAGCCAGCTGCGGCACCGGTGAACTTTTGATTGTAGACGGTTTCCTCTATACGCGTAAGGACGGTTAGAAAATCTTTGTAATGTTTAGCATCCGGGTCCATGGTAGATTTGAACGCCCGGAAGTATGCTGTACTGCAATCCAGATAAGAACACAGGCCGTGCATGGTGAACGGGCGCATCTTGTTGAGGTTTACGATAGTGCCGGCCATTGGCCCACTACCCACAAAATCTTCTGCAACCAGGGGATTTTCTTCGCACCATTGAAAGTATTCACATGCCGCCTCCCACATGAGTTGAGGCGTAGCAAATAGTTTATCACGGCCATGCTTTGACCGTAACATCCAGAACTTATTCCCTTTAGGAGCACCCATACCACCAATGGATTACTTACTTCTTTTTGGATTTTGCAGCTGGCTTTTTTGCAGCTGGCTTTTTGGCGGGTTGCTCATCGCTGGCAATGCTGGCCGCTTCAAGTCCAAGTTGCTTGTCGGCATGTTCATAAAGCAAACCCATGCATCGCACCACACATGCAGCACAGCCACCACTCCACTCAGGGTTTTGGCCACTCATGCCAAATGTTTCTTCATAGACTGCTTTGAGGTTGGCAACACGGACATCGGATCCGTTTAATGTTTGGGTATTATTGTACCCCTCCCAGATAGGGCGGGATTCTTGAATTACCCTTAGTTGTTCTGTATTGAATTTCATGTTTAATCGTATTGTGTTTGAATGCCGCCAATGCTCTTTGGGGCCATTGCGTGTACCTCCAGGTCTATTACCTCTGCGATGTATGCCTTTACTCCATCCTCTCCACGGTCACGGAATATGCGCTTCATGCGCTTATAATGGTTTACCGGGTGTTTCTGTGTGCCATTGACATAGTACACCTTTTTAGGGTCAAGCGGTTTTCCGCTGGTGTCTGTGGCCTCTGGGTTGTTTTTGAGCATGTCCTCACCACGTACAGGAATAGATGCGGGAACCTCGGTGTAATTGAAAGGCAACCGTGCTGCAATGTTCTGCAGCTCTCTGTGTAAGGTTTTGTCTTTGGCTTTCATTTTCTCAGGTGCTTTTCCAGTTCCGAGGCCAACAGTGCATTGATGGATGCGATACCAATGGCCTGTGGTATTGATAATAAATAGCCGTTAATGATAATGCTCACCCAGAAGGTAAGGCACAGTGGACAGTCAAAGGGTTTTATCCTGCGGTTAAACCATGCTGTGTATGTTCCAGTTTTGTGTCCGTATAGCCACCACTTTACTTTTCGGATGATAGGCGTGCGGCAAATAAGCAGGCACACTGTGGCGATGATGTATAGTTGATTGAGTACGTGGTTCATGCTATGGCTATTTTGCGGTAAATGGATGGGAGGTATTGCCGTATTGGGAATAGGGTGGGTTGTGGATAGAGTTTGCGTTCCCTCGCTTGAAAGCTGCCTTTGAGTAAATTCCAGTACGGTACCTCGTTCAGCTTCTTATACTCCTGACTGATGCGGAATAGGTTGCGGCAGCGGGTGTAAGTTTGGCGGTGGAATACTGGTGCCTTTGGTGTTTGTGCTAGCAATGTGGTTGTGCGCTTAAATCCGGCACAATCCTCCATGATGGAACGTATCTCATCCAACTGGCTCAGGTAGTAGTTGTATGGCACTCCACTGATGCGGCAGATGTAACTTGCATTCATATTGCCACGGAGGTAAGTCTCCAACACCACACGCAGCAACTTGGGAAACATCTCTACCTGCGCCTCAAACTTCTGGTGTGTTTCTTCCAGACGGTTTTCAAAAGCTTGCCTTGCTGCTAAATCTTCACTCTCCATAGGTACATCAAACCAATCTTGGTCTTTAAACTCCTCTTTGGGTTTTAGTACAATCTTTTGGTAAGCAGTGCGGTTGCCGTGCGCCTGTATCTTGGCGGTTTTGTGTAGCCATATCCACAGGGCTTGTGCTCGGTATCCATCCTTTTGGCACCACATATCCTCAACCTGGTTGTGGGGTAGTGAGCAGAGGCGTTCAAGGACAATGGACTGCAACTCCTCCCAATCGCCAGTGCGCTGCGATGCTGTAAGGGATTTACAGAACCTCTCCAGACGGTTTTCCGGGTCGTTAAAAACAAACTCGATTATTTCGTCTCTATTCACAATGCGAATATATTTATATTTTATTTGTTTTTTATGTATAAGTGCAAAAAATTTTACACCACTTCTGGAAGCATAAGCATTTCTTTGTTCGTACCAGTGCACCGGTACTCAACCAAGTCCATACACCTGCGGTATTTAATGCGAAAGTTTTTATCTACCATCAAATCCTCAACGGTTTGGCGTGCATGAATAACGGTTGAATGGTCTCGACCTCCAAAGAAATCACCAACACTTTTAAGTGATATTGCTGGAAGTAGTTTGTAAATCATGGTCATGGCAATTTGACGGGCCTCTACAACTTCACGCTTACGCGTTGGACTGCGCATGGTTGTAAGCGTTGTTTCGCACACCTCGGCCACAATGCTACTGATTGTTAGGGGGGATAGTGTTTTTGGATTGGATGTCATGGTAGTGTTAATTTGTACACCGCAACCCCATAGTTTTGATAGCCTGCGTTCTGTAGACCGGATGATCAATGCAGCTGCATCTTCATCGTTGTAAGTATTGTATTTCATATTGTTGTTTTTAATTTTTTAATTAGTTAAATTGAACTTACTTTTCACTAAAATTGATACTAATAAATCAACAGACTTTTTACCTTGAACTGCAATAACATTATCTTTTAAAGACATTTGTCTTGAAATTCTATCTGTATGAAATTGTTTTACCTCAATAAAAACATCAAATAATGGAAGATAAAAATCCAATATTTGTTCTTTGTTTTCACTTTCATGAGTAAACTCAATATTTGCTTTATTCAGGGCCTCAGTAATTTTCTTCTCTAAATGGTCCGCGTATTGTATATTTCTCATTATCGCTTTCTTTTACTCTCACCCTTCAACTCCACAGCCACAAACATTTCATCCATCCTTTCGGCCAACCGTGGCCCAAACCTTGTTTGTAAACTCGCATAGGTGGAGTTGCTGGTAATGTATGTTTTATGCCCATGCACCTGAAAAGCCCTGTACCTGAGATACAGAAGGTCCGCAA